ATTTTTCTTTTAATTTTTTCTGGATAGGGTAAACGATCTAAAGTAATTTCTACTGCTACATCGTTTTGATTTGCAACGATACCTTCATTAATTATATCTTCTATTGCAGTATCACATTCTGCTTGCTGTGCAATATCACGATACCTCCGAATTAAATCTAAATCGGTTCGTTCTCTACCATCTGTGTCTAAAACTTGTCCAAAAAAACCACCACCGGCAACATCAATAGTACCGTCATCAGAAGTTGGGGTGGAGAAGGTTGCTTCCCCACCCGAATCCTTAGATGATCTTTCAATCTTGAAACCAAATAACTCAGCCATAATATCTCCTACTAGTTATAACTATTTAGTAGGACTAAAAGTTGACGCCTGAAGCTTCGAAGTGTTGATATCTCCACGTACATTCAAACTCTTCAAGAGTATCAGCTGCTTCTGAAGTCAATTCAATCTGACTAATGTTTACTGGCCATGAATTTCTAAAGATATATGTCTTTAGAACTGTATCGTCACGATCCAACTGTTCAACAGTCAAATCTGTCTGATAATCAGCAGGACTAATAACACCAGTGTTTAGTGCTAAGTCATTTATTCCATTAGACCACCGTTCCAATGCGGTACGAATCATAAAATCCGTATCGTTAATGAATGTAGTAGTCCAAGTTTCAGAAAATTCTCTATCACCAGCAATATAAATTTTTCTGCCGCGAAAGGGAACTTCAATTGGAGTCAATTCCTGAGCAGGAAGTGAACTTCCTTTACACATGAAAGATGTTCTACGAACATCAAGACCAATTGCGATGCCGGGCGGAGGCGTAATAGTCACTCTGAACTGATTGGCTCTTGCGCCACCACCGATTAAGTTTGCTTTAAAGTCGTTAATAGTAGCCATGTCTTATCCCCCTACCTCGCTAAACGATACACCAGTTCGTACCGCAATAAAGTTTAATGAGATAAAGTTTATTGAACGAGCAGGTTTGATGTAAATATCTCCAACAAACTCGTTTCGGTCAATAACTTCACCAGTGTTATTTGCTGCATCACATTTTACTGAAAAATCAGTGATGCCTCTTCGACCTTGAATATCTCGTAAGAAAGGTTCAACTTGGTTTCTAAATTGCGCCCTTGTAAATTCATCGTTGAATTCAAAGAGTTGATATTTAGCAGCGGTTGCGATTGCTTTTTCAAGAACAAGGAACAGTCGGCGCACGTTAATACGGTCAAATGCACTTGGTTTAGAAAGAGCAGTCTTATCACCAAAGAGTGTTACGCCAATGCCGGGAAAATTAACTACTGGATTAACCCGAGCTTTGTAAAGAATATCTCTATCTGGTTTCTGTGGATTATAAGAAAGTTTAATTGCACCTCTTATAATACCGCGATTATAACCAGCAGGTGAGAACCAAGGATCAGCAACATTATCTGTGTTTGCACAAAGACCAGCTGTATCACCATTCAGTGGCACATACCGATAAACATCATTGTACTTGTCATACATGTATTTGTATCCACTATCGAATACCATGTAAGATGAAGATGGGCAAGTATCAAACGCATCTTTAACATTCTTGGTCATAGTTACATTACTTGTACCACCAACTGTTGCACTACGATACGGAGAAACAAATCCTACACAATCTTTACGAGTTTCGCAAAGGTCTGTAATCATTGTTACATGTGTATCATGTCCAAGAACAGTATCAGCAACACCAGAACTTGGCCCACCTAATACTAAGTTAATGTCAAGATTTTCTGTGTCCTCAAACTTATCGTATGCAAGTTCCATTTCACCAGCAGTAACAGAATAATCATCTGTTCCACCAGTTAATGTATCAACAGTAACCCCACTTACTAATGTAAAGTCTGTTCCTGAAGCAAAATCTGTACCCCAATTACTACCAGCAGAAATATGATCTGTCCAGTAAATAAGAGTAGACTTACGGAAAATAACATTTGGATAATAGATGCTATCTCCTTGTGGAGATTTCGCAGCTGTATTCTTTGACATAGCAGGGAAAACTTCAAGAATTGAACTTGTCCTTCCACCTGCAACATCAACATCGTAACCAGTGAGATCACCAGTTTTGTCGTATACTGCAACATGAAGTTCATCTTCTTCACCGCGACCATTTAAAGTTGACCAAGGAGATGTGCCTGGAGCAGCATCAAAAAGGTCACTGAAACGCCATCGGCGTGTGATGTATGAGTTATCAGGAATAATTGTCTGAAGTCCAGCTCCAGAAGGATCATCTAACAAACGAATTGTTAAAGTTTCACTGGATAGTGATGTTACTTCGTATTCTTGATTTTTAGACTCTACGTTTGCATCTGTTGTAAGTGCAAGAACTACGTTATCTGCAACTATAATTGCTTTATCAAGAATGACGTTCAGTTGGTCGGTTACTGTTGCAATTTTAACAACCTCACCACCATCAGAAATACCAGCACCGATTACTCGTTGTCCAACTGCGGCAGTACCAGAGTTTCCATCAATTACTAAGTTTTTAGTTGCAACTGTTATTGCACCATTAACAACTGCTGTAACTGAGTTGTTTGTTTGGAATGAAATGATATCACCAACAATGATTGCTGCATTAGTTTCATCTTGATCATCAACTGTAATTGATAAATCACCAACTGCACCAGCACCATTTACTAGGTTAAGTGTTCCAAGTGGTTGTTTGAATGCTCTTTTGCCTGGGCAAATATCTACACCAAGTGAGTTACCATGTGTTCCAGCAGACCTTGCGGCCCACTCACCATGAGAACCTTCACCAGCTGCAAAGGATGCTTCGTAATGATCATCATCACGAATAAGTATACCACTGTTTGCACCTGCGTTTAATATTCCTGATTCTGCACGAACTATACGAAGCGCATCAGAATACTGTAAAAAGTTTGCAGCTGTAAAGAAAAACTCAAAATTACTTGAATTTGGTTTACCAAATAATTGTACCAGTTGTTCCTCTGTACTAATTGTAGTTACAGAAGAAACTGGCCCTTTTTCAAATGGCCCTGCAATCGCACCTATTGAGGTGGATACTGCTGGGATAACATTTGTAAGGTCTATCTCTCTGACTTGAACGCCAGGGCTTACTAAAAATGCCATGTCTCTTACTCCTTTATCTTAGAGTGTTTTTTTTAATCTTCGTTTATATTTATAAAAAACCAGTTTCCAAAAAGTCATTTTTATAAGTGTTGTTACTTATAAATAAACTCATGTCAAATAAACATTACGAAAAATATAAAGATACTATTAAAAAGGTAGCTCGTAGAAACTATCGCAAGAGAATTGTTTTACTTAACGAATTCCTTGCAGATAAGTCATGTAAACACTGTGGCGAAAGCGAAACAGTGTGTTTAAAATTTTATCCTCACGATGCTGAAATACGAAAGATAACAAAAAGAGTTGGTGTAAATGATGAAAGTCGTAAAGAAATAATTCAACTTATAAACAATTCTTTAATACTATGTTCAAACTGTTGGATAAAAAATGATAATGATTTAATTGAATTTATTTAGACTTTTACCAATTTGTATCGTGGGTTCTAACCACTGGACTCCAACGTGTTCCATACTCATCTACCGTTGTTGTCTCTAATGGGTCATCTACTCCATTATCTATAAAACCAAATGGCGCCATGTCCTGTTCCAACATATCCTGTTGTTCTGCCATCATAGTCTGTCGTATATCCATATCGGTTAATTCTTTAAAATATGTCTGGTCTGTTGCCCATGCAAACATAAACAAACACGCAACTAAATCATCTGTACAACCAGAATCCGCTTCAAAAGATTGACCCTTAACAATGAATGTAGATAGTTCATTAATAATTTGTAGGTCTTGAATAATTAGTTTATCATCTTCAATCATCTGTTTAAGATTAGAACAACCTATTCGTTTTACAGCCTTGGTTGTTCTTACTCCCAACTGAGCTCTACCACCAGAGAAACCACCACCTAATATTTGACCAGCACGACCTCGCATACTTGCCATAATTAGATTATCATATTCCAAGTCAAACTGCATAGTTGAGGCAACCTGTTCTCCGATATCATTTACCTCAATGAGAACGAATGATTGGTTGTATGCTTTTGCAACATCATATATCTTAGCAGGAAACAATAGGGGTTTTATTTCGTTGTCACGATATTTTGCAACAACCTTATACGGCATTTGTGATACATCAAATACTAAAAATGCAGAGTAATCGTTTGATGTTCCTCTAGAAACATCAGCTGTCATTACATATGTGTGGTCTTTTAACGGTTTTTCAAACACATCAAGACCAGCATTAGATTGAATTGGTGGAATGTAGGACAGAACTCTTAGTTTTCGTGCTGCAATTAATGTATCGATACTGCCTAAGAATTCACAATTAAATTCTGTGTTAAACTGTTGTTCACTGGTGTTCTTTATAGTTTCTGCTTTCCATGCTTCATCACGGCCAGGAATTTCACTCCAGTGAACCTCAATGGGAATGTAAGTGTTTCTTCCATTCTCTGCATCATTCCACAATTTATAAAACATATTCATACCATGAGGTGTGGATACTATCATGACTTTTGTAGTTTTACCCGAACTGATCGTTGGGTATACTGAACTAAAGAATTGTTCTGCTACGTTGGAAGGAACGTATGCAAACTCATCAAGGAAAATAATGTTATATGAACCACCACGAACCGCACTAGCTGAAGTAGAACTTGCAAGAATTTTTGAACCATTTTCTAGTTCCAAAGAACCTTTGTTCCAAGACATTACCCCTTGTTGCAACCACTTAGGTAGGTGTTCATATGCAAGTTGTAACCGCCCTAGCAAGTCTCTAGCGGTAGCTGCTTTGTTAGCGAGTATCGCAACATTGACCGATGGATTGAATAGGACATAATGAAGTAAATATGCTATAATAGTTGTAGATTTACCAGACTGTCTAGGAAGTTTGCAAATAGTAAAACGGTTGTTGTGAAATGTACCAACCATTTCTTTTTGAAAGTCATACATTTTAAATGGAACTAGACCTTCATCTAATGACACAATCATAATATAGTTTTCTATAAAATATTGAGGGTCACTCATACACCTAGCGTACTCTTGGACTTCTTCTTTTGTCCACTCTTGAGATACGTTTGCTTTTTTAAGGTTTGGGTTGCCTAAATAATTCTGTTCCATTGTTTATAAACCTATCTTTCAATTTAAAATGTTATTTCTTTTCCTTTAACATTTTTTGTAGTTCAGCAGTTGAACCAACATATAGTGCGTTGTTTACAGTTCTTGGAGCATGGTTCGGCACTTCCTTCAATTTTCTCATCTTCTCTTGCAGTTCTCCAAGTTTTTCCGTAACCTCTGCAACTTGTTTAATACCATTAAGTGCAACTTCATAAGTTCTTGGGTGTTCCGATTCTTTTGCAAGTTCTAGAATACCATCAATTGCATCTTGACCACGTTCAATCAGATTGTAAAGATTTTCTCTTTGGTACTTATAATCATTGTCAACATCCTCACTAGTAAGATTTGAATTTTTAGTGGCCATAGATGTAAGAGTAGAATACGCCGGTCTTTCATAACCGCTAGCGGTTGTTTTTTCAACATAGGTTGAATCGGGAATAATCTTTTCTATAACACCTAAAGTTTTATCAAGTTGCAACGTAGACTCTTTATTCATCTGAACCTGATACTGGATTAAATTCTTTTGCATCCTCAAAGAAAGATGTAGTTTCGTTGAATCCAAAATCATCATCTGCTGAAGCACTTTCTGGATTTGATGTAACTGTAAGTCTTTGTTCTCTCTTAGGTGAATTAACTTCTAAGTCAGTATACTGATCAACTTGAACAGTCTTGATAACCTTACTAGAAGTAACAGGCCCATATAAATAAAACTTTGCAGTAAATGAAAGAGTGTATATCAATGCTCTACGAGTCGTAAAGTCTCCTTGATAGTTATCTTCATACGAAATAGAATTTAATACAATTGGAACATCTCTTTTACTATCCATAGAAACATTATCATTAATTGTTAATGTATAGTCTGGTTGAAAGTATGGAAGAATCTGTTCTACAATTTGTAATGCATCATCAGATTGTTTTGCCATAATGTATAGTTCTATTGATAGGTTATACGGTACAGGCATATATTGTGTATCTAACTGTTTAGCTTTTGCACCTTTAGCTTTTCTAAATCGTTGAACACGATTTAATTTTCTTGCTGAATCATACTCCAAGTTTTGAATTTCAAATCCAATACGAGGTAAAGTAATTGCAACTTGTTTAGTTAAGTCTGCATCTTCATTCAATCGTACTAAAAACTTTTCTCTCGGCCCATACGCAAGAGGAACTTTCATAGATTGATTTATGTTTCCAGAATTATCTTTACGAACAAGGTTGATATTGTTAAACATTGTTCCAAAAGAAACAATAACCTTTCGTATACTTTCGTGATAGAATTGTTGTCCTAGCATAATATATTTTCCTTATTAACTAATTGTGTGACCGTAAAGTGTAAGTACAAACTGCCCTGCGTTATATACAGCATCAGCAGCATCTGTACCACCCTCTACTAAGTAGAAGAAATCGTTTGCAGTTATTGCTGGTGTAATATTTGACAGTTCTTGTCCAGCAACCATTCCACCAGTATTAAATAATTTAGCAGTACCACCAGCAGCATCATATTCAATATCACCAGCAGAGTTTGTTGCAATATCAATATCTGTATTAAGTGTACCACTTGCAACAGCAGGTAACTCAATACATGCTAGTTCTGCTCTAAATACAATACCACACGTACCTACTACATATCTTCCGATAAATGCATTACCACCAGCTGGCAGACCAATAACATCATTTGCAGTACCACCTTTACCCCCAAGAGCAGTTAGGTCAAAATGAATTTTTGTTGTGATAACACCATTTAGTGTACTTCTTCTAGTTATTGGAGCAAAACTTGTTGCGACTGCACCAGCACCATGTTCAGTTGCTACTGTACCATTTAGAACTGAACCAGTAAAATTAGGTGCTGTTAATGTTTTGTTTGTTAATGTCTGTGCTGCAATTAAAGATACTAAAGTTGAGTTAGCACCAGTAGGCAATAAAAAGACAGAGGAGTTTCCAGCGGAGTGTGGTTGTGATTGTAATGTTTGTGCATGAGCATTTGAACTCTCACAATAGAATAATATTTTTGAAGCTGCACCAGTGTTTTTAAGATCAATAACACCACCAGAAACGAATAAGTCATCGCCAACTGTAAAGTCAGCATTTGTTGTTAATCCTGTATTGTGTGCATGAGTTAAGTTTATATCTTGGTCATTACCAAATACAATTCTACCGGCGTCTGCGAGAAATATATCATTAAATCCTAATGAAGTAGTACCTATGTCAGCGCCGTCATTAGCATCTGGAACAAAAGCAGTTTCTGCCGTGATTGTATTAGAGCGTATTCCTGATGTACCGTTATCAATTGCACCAAATCCTGCAGCGATTGAACCAGCACCTAAAGCGCCTGTAGTAACAAGACCAGTCATTGTAGTTATAGAGTTTTGTGTTACAGTTGCGACTGTTCCAGTTAAGTTCCCAACAAATGCTGTTGATGTAATACTTGTTCCACCAGTAACTACACCAGCATCAATTACAAGAGCTCCATCAAGAACAATCTGTTGACCACTAAGAGGAGTAATTAATAAGTCAGTACCAGCAGTTGAACTTAATGTATTACCATTTATATTAAGATTATCTACTTGTAATGCAGTAAGTGTACCAACACTAGTAATAGCAGTTTGGGCTGCTTGTGTAACTGTTAAAGCAGTACCAGAAGCGTTTCCTGTTACGTTACCTGTTAATGCACCAGCAAATCCTGTAGCAGTTACTATGCCAGTACTTGGATTATATGTTAGTGTACCATCAGATTCTAGTCCTAAGTTACCACCATCAACATCTCCACCAGCAGTAAAGATAAGTGCATTGCTCTCATTTGTAGATTCGTTGTCTGTAATGGTAACTGTTGTTGCTAATGTTGCAAGTCCTACCGCAATATTTGCTGAACCATCAAAAGAAGTT